AAGCAGCAGCAACTGATCTAGCACCTGCCATACCTAATGCAGCTTGTGGTGCAGCAGCATCTAAAGCAGCTTGTTGTCCTTGCAACGTAGCATCTGTTTGTGCAGCTACAGTTGAATCTGGAAAAAACTGCATAGGACCTTGATCGTAAGATTCTTGTGCCATACCAAACAATCTTGTTAATGCTTTTTCTTGTTCAGGAAAAGGTCTGACTGTTTGGGTTGTATCTGATGGAGGACTACCGCCACACATAATTTACTCCTTTATAAATAGATTTGTTTTCCAATGTGGCTTATAGCCAAATTTTTCTAAATGTTCATAATAATTAGATTTATCATTACAAGCTAAAAAATACTTTGCTGTTCCTCTGTCGCTCATAATTGAATCTATTTGGTTTTTTAAAATAAAACTATCTCTAACTCCTATTGAATCTGACTTGTGCCAAGCTAAAACTAAAGGCACACTTGCCATATTCCATCCACCTACTATTTCACCTTTTTTTTCTACTACATGAGTAGGTAGTGTCATGTAGTCATTGTCTGCTACCGCAGCATCTATTACTTTTTGTTGCTCTTCTACAGTTAATATTTTTCTAACTTCTGGGTACATATCTCTCTCCTATCCTATTTTAATCCAAGCACTACCTGTGTATCTATATAATCCTTCTGCTGCTGCACTAGAGTCCCATTGTACTGTGCCATCACTAAAAGCTAATGTTCCACGTTTTATATCTGTTGGTGGATTGACTAGCGGTATCATAAACATTTGTGTTTTTAAATCATCTATCTTTTGCTGTAGATCTCTAAACTCTTCTTCAAGAGCAATACGATCATATTCTTCAGCTAAAATAGCCACTATCTTTCACCTTCAAACCGACCTTGTATTACCATATCAGTTATTGTGTAATTGTCATTTGCATCAAAACTCGTAACTTTAAGAGTTATGTATCTACCTGCCGCTCTAACAGGAAAGTTTTTAAAAGTATCATCAATTACAAAGCTATTAACTAATGTTGGTGTTCCATCTATAGTATCTGAAACACTTAAACTAACTATAGGAGATCCTGTTCCTTCTTTACCTACTCTTAATTGTGTGACTTCTTTAATTCTGTCAGCGTTTTGAAAGTCGTGTGCTTTTGTTGTAGCGAAAACATCAGAATCAAATAAAGTAGAAACATTACCTTCAAAATTAAACGCACCTGCACTACTAGCTGATAATGCATCATTAAATATACCTCTTTCATGGTAGGCACTTATTGTACTATCACGCATACCCCAAGCATTATTTTTGTAGTTATAATATATTTCTTTGCTTATTTTATTTTGACCTAAAGGTATACCCCAAACTACTTCGTTTTCTTTTGCATTATCAAATGCTACTATTTGTCCTAATTCTGTAAATGATACGTTATCTCTAAAAAATTCATTCATACCAGATTCTCTACCAATCATTTTAGTAGATGCACCATCTGTTACAAAAAAACCATCTCTTGATAATCCATAATTCATTCTACCTACAGATACCACTGAACTTGGTGATACAGCACCTACTCCACTATCTAATGCTGGTTTATAACCAAATATGTTTGGTAAACCTACATAAGCAACAATAAACATTTGATTTTGCGTATAAACTGCTAAGTTATTACCTAGCTGTGTTACACACATTATTTCACCTGTAGCTTCTCTTATTAAAAGACTACCTGCTGTATTTGTAGCTGATGCAATCCAATCATCTAAATCATCTGCACTACACCAAGAAAACTTAGTAGGATTGTCACCATTAGCATCTGTATAATTAAAAGCAAGCATATGTGGTCCTTGTCTTTTAAATATTTTTACTTTGTCGTAACTTATGTCTGGTATTTGTATTGTTAAAGTTACTGCACCAGTTCTTGTAGGTGATCCTGATGGTACGTTCATAGTTAAAACAGCACCAGTATTTGTATATCCAGATCCAAAGTTTGTTACTTCAATAGCTGTAACTGTTCCACCACTTACTTCAGTAACAGTAGCTTGTAATCCTGACCCACTTCCTGCACTAGGAGATCCGTTTTGTGTTAAAACATCTCCTACAGCATAATTAGATGATCCAGGGCTTGTTATCGTAACTCCACTTACTTGATCGTCATGGAATGTATTAAAGTTGACATTATTTTTTTTAATTAAAGGTTGTCTAGCACCACTAGCTGCTACAACAAAGTTTCCAAATGTTTCAAATGACCATTGTTCTGCTTCGTTAATGCCTTCATCCCATACTGTAAGTCCACCATCCCAAGTATCTACTGCACTTGGTGAGCCACCATCTCCATGTGTCCAAGTTGTAGCATTTGCATTTTCTAACAAAGTAAAAGATGTAGGTGTAACTGTATCAACTGATTGATCTGAAAGTCTAAAAGAAAATATTTTATCTAATGCACCGATATAAGCTACTTTGTCATCAAATTCTTTTGTTGTTGCAATACCTCTTATAGGTTTAGTAGTTGTATGAGAGCCAGATGCAAAACTATGTTTTTCTTCTCTACCTGCTTTTCTTCGCATACCAAACTCAGTATACTGCATACCATTGACATCTTCCCAAAATGGTATTTTACGATCAAATCTTTCTGGAAACACACCACTTTTTAATAGCTGTGAAGCATCAAATTTAAAACCATTATGTTTGTCAGTTTCAAATGCCATTATCCAGTTCTTTCCCAAAAGTAAGTAGTGATGTATGACTGAACTATAGTATGTGCTTGTCCAATACTAGATGGAGCTGCTGTTCCTGTTGTTTTAACTCCACTTGTTCTACCTAATGTTGAATCTAATGTGCCACTACTTTCTATTACATATTGTGTGTCACCTTCAGTAGTATCTGCTTTAGCCGCACTTTCGTTTGCATTTTGCAAATTTCTACTATCATTTTCGTTAGCAAATACTGCGTGTCTATGGTCTGGTATTTCTGTTATATCTAGTGTATGTGTTTTAGATCCACCAGTTTCTTTTATTACATCAAAATCTGTATCAGTTCCATCTAAACCAACCATAACTCTACCAGCACCATAAGCTGCCCAAGTTCCAAAAGAAACACCAGATGCAAAATAATCAGCATCACCAGGGCTTCCAGATTTAACTGTTGTTAGTATATGACCTACAGGATAAATTAAACCTAATGTAGTTGTAAAAAAATTAGAGTTACTTAGTAGTTGTGTATAGCTATTTAGTATTTTCCATTTGCCAGGTGAGTTAGCTCCACCTGTTATACTTGCATCATATATTAAATCTAAATATGTACCAGCTTTTAAATCTCCTATTTGTAATGACGATCCATCTGAGTTACAAATAGTTTTTGCAGCAATACTATCTACTGCTAATGTAGGGTTAGTGGTATCATTAGCGTTATTTGCACCACCTGACAAAGATCCTACTTCTACTGTTATTCTTACACCCTCAACAGCAGTTACATTGTTAGAAAAATCTGCTACTTGTACGTCATAATCACCAGTAGTAACAACCTTATCTTTAGTCATTCTTTGCATTTCATTTATTTCAGTTTTTGCAAAACCAAAATTATCTCTAACGTCAGATGTTTTTGCCGAGCCTGATGTTGGTTTATCTGAATCTATTGATGAACTCATGCTAATGGACCTCCGTTAGCTGCTATACTATCGTCTGTTATTCTGCCCATACCTAAATCGCTTGAGCTTTTTCTGTTATAATCCTCAATACCTTGATAAAATTTATCTTTAAAAAATGGCACTCTATTATCATCTTTTAAATATATATAAGCGTTCATCAAGATACCCATTAATAATACTTCAGGTAATGCAACTACATCTGCACCTCTGTAAGCTGTAAGATATGTGCTATCACCATCTCTAAATTGTATTGTAAATACATCATTTTCTGCTGGAGGTGGTCCTATATATATTTCTCCACCTGCAACTGCATACACGCATCCATCACCAGATTCTGTTGTATATACTTCATAATCTTTATAAGATACAGATGCTAAGTTTCTACCTTTAGAATCTGTAATAGATAGTATTCCTGTAGCACCATCTGGCATATAAAACTTTTTAGCTGTTGCTTCTGAGGCTGTAACTGTGTGATCTATAATACTTGTTTGTGATGTGGTATTTAATTTTCTTTGCATTTCGCTACTAGCTAAAGTAGCAAAGTCATCTATTTGGGTTGTTAAATCAGTTCTATTTAACCAGTCTGCCGCAGATGCTTTTATGTTTGCTAAAGTTGTTACTGCCATTACAATCTCGCTGTTGTTGTTTTCATATATGGATAATGTGTTTCTATAAGTTTAAACACATACTTCCAATCTACGTTTTTTCCTAAAATATCTACACCATGTTCGTTTTTAATTCTTACAACGTCAGTCATGGATAAATCTAAAACTTGATGGTAGTCTTGTTTAGGATCGTATTTAATCCAACTGCTTGTTTCATTACGTTTTCTTTTGTTGTCTTTTAAAAGTTGTGTAATGTCTTGCTTTAATGTGTAGCCTATACCGCCATCTTCTATGTCATGTGTATCTTCTACAATACCGCCTTGATGAATCTCTCTATCATATTTACGCATAAATACTTCCTATTAACATTTCCATTTTCTAAGAGCTAACGCTTTTCTAGTTGGTCTTCCCTTAGAATCTTTCATTGGTCCTTTAACGCCACCCATTCTTGCACAAAAAGATTTTTTTCTAGCTTTTCTTTTACCTGTAGGTTTGCTTTCTGTGACAGGTGCTTTTAATTTAGAACCTGTTTTTCTATTATAGTAAGCACGACCTTTAGCACTCAAACCCCCACTAGGATTCTTGTGCTCTTTTCTCATGCTCACGCCTTTACGCTTTACTCTTACTTTAGCCATTATCTTTTCTTGGCTGTTTTTTTAGCTTTTTTAAAAGCCTTTGCAGTAGGAGCACCCTTTGTGCCAGGCTTACGCATTTTTTCTTTACTACCTGCTTTAATGCGTTTACGTTTGGCATGAATGTTTGCGTATAATCCTTTAGCCATTACTTATTACCTTTTTTAGATTTACTTTTAATAATTTTTTTTTGCAAAAATTTAGGTAAAGTTTTTTGATTTGCTGTTAACTTTTTTTTACCATTAGTTTTTTTCTTCATTACTTACCTACCTTTTTCATAGCTTTTTTATGTGCTGCTGTAAAAGTGCTACCTTTTTTCATTTCTGTTCGCATAAATGACATATGTTTAGATGTATGGTGTTTTTTATGCTTTGCTAAAGTAGCTTTTTGGCGTTTTGTAAGTTCAGACATTACTTCTTACCTTTCTTTTTCTTTTTCTTTTTTGCTGGTTTCATACCATAGCTTTTTCCATAACCAGGCATATTGTTTTCTCCTAGATAAGAGGAAAGGGAGCATAAGCTCCCAATCCAAGATTAACGATATTAAGATATATCGTAGTAAGCACCATTAGCTGCTTCAGAGCGAGCTTCAAGTGTGTAGTAAGTTTCTAAAAGCATTTTTTCTGCTGAAGTAGAAGTAGAAAGTTCAGTAGTATGAATTTTCTGTCCACCAGCAGTAGCCATAGCCCATGTACTCATATCAATTAAGTACAAAGTATTAGCTTCCATATGCTTGTTAGGAACAACAGCGATTGGTCCGAACTGAGACACATATACAGCAACTCTTGCAATAATTTCACCAGAAGCTGCATCAGTATTAATGTCATCAGAAATACCTTTTAAAGTATTACGCAATGATTGTACTGTTGCGGCTGGAGCCATTATTTTAAGATTACCAAAATCACCAGACTCATTCCAAACGCCATCTAACAAATTGTCAAATTTAGTTTGGTCGATAGCAGCGTTACTACCCAAAGAAGGTGCAGTAGAACCATCACCAACACCACTGTTACCAGCGTTATCAGTTCCATCACCACCAAATTTTTGGTTTGCAACAATGAAAGTACCAAAAGAAGCACTTACACCTGCTGTTCCTGCGGCAGCAGCTACTTTAGTTTGGGTTGTTGCAAGCATTTGCTTTTCAACATCCATTTGTAGCTCTTTACCACGCTTCAACAATTGGTAAGCCATTTCTTTGCCTGGCACACCAGCACGATCAAAGAACTCAGCTTTTTTAGTAACAGTTGCAATTTCTGATGCAATCTGTACTTGGTTGCCGATACGAACACGACCACCAGTTGCAGCAGTAGGCTGATCTGATGAATCTGCTTCGATACGTTTGTTGGTGTTTACTGATGCACGAAGAGAATCAGTAAGCCATTCGTGATTGTCATTAGTTGCACGAGTTTGTGCAATGCCTGACGTAAAAGGAGTTTGGAAAGGAGAAACATTATAAATAACATTTCCTAAATCTTCCCTTATATTATTTACTGCCGCAGCTCCTAATGTAGCGGCAGAAGTTCCAGTAATTGTAGCCATTTTAATTTACCTATCTAAAAGAATCGAGTATTAATTCCACAGCACTTTCTTTGCTATATGAGCCATCTTTTTGGATAGCTTGTTTCATTTTAGCTTTTTGTGCTGCAACCTGTTTTTCGGCTTTACTCGTAGACGTTCCTTTTCTTATAACAGTTTTAGATGCGGTTTTCTTTTTTGGAGCTTTAGTTGCAGAAACTTGTTTTTGAGTTTTATCAGCCATTGCTGCATCATGCAATACTTTAATTACTATTGCATCTGTTACATTGTTAAGAATTGCTGGATCACCACCAATGCCTTTCAAGTAATCAGACATTACCTCAACCTTTTGCGAAGCAACTTTTTCATCAGCAAAACCAGGTTCTAGTCCAATCAATATTTCTGATTGCTCCGCCAATTTTGCCTTTGTAGTTACTTGCTGTTGCTCTTGGTATTGTGTTGCTACCTTGTCTGTTAAATCTTTAATTTCTGTTTGCTTTTGCTCGTAAAGAATCTTAGCTTCTAATGCTTGTTCATAAGCAATAGGATCTGACTGTTTCAAAGCTAAAAGCTCTTGTGTCGTGTGTTTAGGTTGTTGCCCATACACCATTGCTTGTGCAATCTCCAACACTTCTGCTGCCTTCTCTAAAGATTGTGTTCGCTCTGACTCAAATGCTTTCTTTTCTTCAGCCAACGATTGTGTCTTGCGAGTATAGTCGCCCTGCATAAGTATGCCATTCTTGATTTTATCAATATCATCAAGACCATTCTCATTGAGAAATTCTTTGGCAGACAACAGATATTCGTATTCACTATCTTCTAGCTCAATGTCGTTTATTACGTCATCAGCTACTTCTAGTTCAACTTCTTCTGTTTCTACAGGTGTTTCAACTTCTTCCTCAGAAAGTTCATTTGTAACTTCTTCGGTTTCAGTTTCAGTAACAGATTCATCATTAACTTGTCCATCTTTGGGGTTAATCATGCCCAAAACCGCTTCTAATCCAGCAGTTTCTGTTAATGGGTCGTTTGTAGAGAGTTCCGTAGAATTGTTCTCGTTCATTTTAAATATCCTCTAGGGTCGCTGTGCGTTGTCCTATTTAGTGATAATTTTTGGTTTATCTTTTTGTAAATCAAGGAATTGCTGATAAGTTGGTGCATTTAACAACTCGTCAGAAAATCCATTTACCTCTTCTAGCGTAAGTTTTGTATACGCCACTCCTCGCATCCAGCTCATTAAATCACTAGATACGATATAAAATTCTTTATCTTCTTCTCGCCTTTTTTGCGAGGGTTTCTTTTTGGTTTGCATACCACTCCATATTCTCTCGTAATGCTTTAATTACCTTAACCTCTCTCCAAAGTGCTTCACCTTGTTCTGGTGATTGCACATTAGAAAAAGCCCTATATAAATTTTCTTCCATTTCTTGAAACAAATACTTTACTGTTTCATCTTCTATTAACCTTGCACATCCATTTGCAACTCTAATTTTTTTATCAACGTCAGATTTTTCGCTTTCTAAACTAATTACCAATCTTGACTGGTCTCTCACTCCTAGCCTCCAAGTTTAATTCAGCTAATTTAAACTCATTTTCGTCTTCATGCTCTTTGACTTTTAGTTCAAACTCTTGCTGTTTAAGTTGCAATTCTGCTTGTTCTAGCTGTAATTTAGCTTTTTCAATTTCTATTTGTGCCATAACAGCTTGCTCTTGAACAGATGGACCTTGTTTTTGTCCAGTAAATTCTGGTGGTGGTTCTGTAAAATACCTACCATGAGCACTCTTATCATACAGTCTTACCATATCTTCTTGCAACTGTACTATTTGTTGTGGCATAACAGTAACACCTAAACCGCCAGCACCAGCCATAGATTGTTGTGCTGCCATTGTTTGTTGCATATGAAATAACTGCTCAGTCTTTGATCCGTTACCTAGACCTACAAGAACTGTTACATCATTTCTTGCCTTCCAATCTCTAGGATCTACTTCTATAAATTTATTATCTAATCTAAATATAGATTTATCATCTGCATGAGCTATTTCTAATTCATAGATACCCATAAATACTCTGCGTAAAAACTCACCAAACTCTCTAGCTATAAGTCTTACTCTAGCCTGTCTTTTAGAAAGAACTTGGCTAACAGCACCTGCTGCTGTATTTCCATTTAATATATCTGGATTTATAGAGTTATCCGTAGATCCTACATTTTGTTCTAGCATTTGATCTGCCATACCCATCATATTGTAAGTATGTGCACCAAACGAAGGTTGGTTAGGAAAAGATATAGCGTTTGGATGTTTAACTAAATATGGAGCACCAGGTTTGCTAGACATAACAGAATCTAAATCTACTTGACCTTCTACTATTACAGGTCTTCCGTTATTAAGATTATATTGATTATCTAGTTGGTTTCTCCATAACTGACTTTTAACTTTTTGTAATGGTGCTGCCGCATCTGCTGGGCATAAACCTGTTAATCTATGTGGTATTCTAATAGGTGTCCATATAACAAAAGGTATTTCATCTACTTGTTCAGTAGCAAGAATTACATTGCCAACTTTGCAGACTTTAAGTAATTCATCATAATCGTCTTCATCTTTATCAAAACGTATATAAACTTCGTGCAAATCGTAAACAGGAGTAATAGTATTATCATCATCATCATGATAATTATCGCCATCAAAATCCCTAGCAATTTTTTCAGGTGCGTCATATTCATTATATCCAGAACTTGTTGTAGCTTTTTCAATTTTCTTTGTATCAAATCCCATTTCAATAAGGTTACTTTTTGTAACCATTTTTCTTTGTCTGACATATTTAGCCTCACAAACGCTAGTTGCGTTTCTATCTATAGCAAACTCTTCTGGTGGAACAACCTCTACTTTTGTTTTAGTTTTTGATTTAGTTCTTAATAACTTGCCGCTATAAACTGACATTTGTGTTATAGGGTCTAACGCCTCTTCAAAATCTGTTACTTCAACTTCTGGATCTGCTATAAAAACATTAAATGCTTGTTCAGAAACTTCGCTAAAATTATGATGAGTAATTGTATCTTCCATATGTCTCCAGCGTTTAATTACACCTTGTCGCTGTAAAAGACCATCCATAAGTGCGTCTAGTGTTACGCCAAAACCATCATTTTGTCTGTAAAAAACATATCTAATATAATCAGTAGCTTGTTGTGCTGAATCTATATCTTCAGGTCCTTCTGGTTCAAACCTAACTGTTTCGTCATCTGCAACGAATAATTCTGCAACGTCAGCTTTGATATTTTCAACTGTCTGGTAGACTTCTCGTGTAACAATCTGTGAGTAGCCATCCCTTTCATTTCCATAACGCTCACCAAGATAATAATCAATAAGATCGGCACGAGTTTGTGCCGCATCACTGTCCATGTGGTCAGATACATTATCTTCGTAAGACCTTATTACTGTTAATAAATCTTTATTAGAAACTGCCATTATGTTACCCAATCATAGTTATGTTTTTCCTTAGTTTCCCAAGGTCTTTTTCTTCTTTTGGATGCAACTGGCTCTGCAAATCTTTGACTTTGAAATGCGTACCTGGTTGCAGACATTAAATCGTCTTCTTTATCTACTATTTTACCATTATCACCGAAGTGATACATTCCATATTCTTGTTGCCAGAAGTGACAACTTTTAAATACTTTAAATAATCCTTTCTGCATTGCTCTTGTTAAAGCAGTAATACCAGCAGAAATTTTAATATCACCTTTCGTTTGTGATATATCTGGAGGATTAGTAAAATGCTCCATTAAAAGGTTTACACCTTCTGATCTATATTGTACCGCCATAGAGTCACCGCCATCAAATGATCTATTTCCATCATGCGGAAATGCCATAGGAGGTTGATGTTTTCTTTCTCTAATGGCTATTGCGTGTTCTACAGCCGTTTTACGAGATTCTCTATATTCATCGTAAACATAAAAACAACCATTCTCAGGATTTATAGCACCCCATACTATTGCGGTAGGATGGTCAAAACCAAAGTCTATACCACATATTCTTAACCAACTTTCAGGTATATCAAAATCTTCTACAACCAACTTTTCAATAGAGTATGGAAAAACCATACCTCTACCAAACACAGGTTGTCCTTTAGTACGCATCTCTCTTTCGTTAGGTAGATACTGTGCTAGTATTTGGTCTTTAGCTTCTTCATCTAAATGAGGTGCTTCATCCCAACCAGCTTGTACTAAAAACTGACCTTTTTTCCTATCATTCATAAACTGATTAATGACAGGGGTCATTCCGCTTTCAGGGGTAAATGTCATCATAACATACCCCTTTTTATCCAATGTTCTAGTAAGACACTGTGTGTATATATTCTGTGCTGGTTGTTCGTCTAGCCAAACCCAATCTAACGAAGAACCCATAAACTTCTCTTCACCCATCTCATAAGATTTAAACTGAAGAGTAGATTGTCCACAAACTTGTCCTTTATGATTGTGGAACTTAATTATAATACTTTCTATAGCATTAGGTATTTGTGGTTTTCTAACTACATCTATAATGCAATCTCTTGGTATTGCACCACTACCTCTTTCATCTATATTTACAGGATCACCTAGTAATTCTTTTTGTAGAATGTCTCTGGTTGTTACTGTACTTGCACCTGCTGCCCATGCTCTTATAGGTCTTGTAAATCTTTTACCTTTCCACCAATCAGGATATCTTCCTGTTAGGTGACAAGCTGTAATTCTTGCACCAGTAAAGGTTTTGCCAACCCTATTACCTGCCATAGCTAAACATTGATTGTTTTCGCTAGTAGAGTTAGATAGTATTTCTTGCCAACCATAAGGCTGCCATTGGGCTATAAGATTATACTTACGCCTTTCTTCTCTCTCTTGTACTAAAACTAAGAGTTTTTCTTTATCAACTTTCTTTAAGTTTTTTGACATTAGTAGATGATTCGATCAATGCTGATAGTTGTTCATCAAGTTCTGCATCAGAAAGGTCTGATACTGTTTGTTTAAGATTAACTTCTTTAGGTTTATCATGACCTGTTCTGTGCAAAACGTCTTGTGCTGCTTTCAATCTAATCTCAGGTCTTATTTCTGGATTTACCATAATGTCTTCAATGATTTTAGTAGCTAACGAGGCAACTTGGTTTTCATCTACAAGATCATCACGTTTATCTTT